CTCCTCGTTCTGTACATTCCGACAACCGAAGTCATCCCCCATTTGCCTCGTGCCCCCTCCACGGGAGCGACACTAAACCTCAAAGATATAGCCTTCGCTGTCCCAGCCGTAGGCCATCTAAAGAACTCGTATATGCTTGCGATACCTTGTGACGCCCACACACCGTCGCCGGGGGTGGTTCCTGCGCTGGGGTCAACCCCGTCGTATTGCCACTTAGCCGTGTCCCACACAGAAGTAGACGCCCTGCCAGTAATAGCGTTAGTGTATGTAGTGGACCCTGACGCCAAATTGTAGTCACGATAGATAACCATATTGATGTTCACCGTGTTGTCTGCAAGCAGAACAGTGCGGGTCTTTCCCCACCTTTTGGGGAATGTGGGACGGTTTCCTGACATCCAACGTGTCTGATAATGGGAATAAATCTCAGACGTACCCGTTCCCGTATAGTCGTCTGTGTCAGTATCCTGCTCAAACTTTGCCACCCGCGTAAACGCAGCCGTACCAGACCAATCCGACGTAGCCCCCAACCCCAAATGGGTCCCTGTCGGTGGCTTATAGCCAAACAAGACACGGGCATTGATGTCGTAACGGGTCCATGCACCCTGTTCACCAAAAGTGGGGTCCCAGACAAACACGTTGCGTCTATTCGTTTGCTCAGAACCAGCCAGCCCATCACCAGACTGGTAATCCACTGACACCCAAAGGCGTTCCTCATGCCACATCAGCGAAGGCGCCGACGTAAGCGTCAACGCCGCCAACCCTATCGCTGGCTGCAAACGGGTAAAGATATAGTTGAGCGAATCCCTAGAAAGCAGGTACAGGCCATCCTGCGCATACCAAAAGAAGACGCCATAGTTTGTGGACACCACTGGACTGTCTGCACGGCAACCAGCCGTGCGCGTAATGTTTGTGACCTGAAACGTGTCTGAATCAAACCCGTACAAGGCATATATGGCCTGTTGCTTGAAGATGAGGAGTCTGTCACCGTCGGCTACCAAGGCTGTGATACGGTCGCCGTGTTCACCAATGTCGATGTCGATGTAGTCTGCCGCTGTCCAATTTTCTGCGTCGTTCACCTTGGAAAATCGGATACGGTTCCCGTAATGGGTTCCACCTTCAAGCGTGTACGCTACCCAGACCCGTTCACCCCATGTCGCAGCGAAGCGTGCATTGGGGAAGTGTCCATCCGAAGCATCAATATCGGGGGTTAGTCGTGTGGCATTGTTGGCGCCACCCCACTTGACAGCACTATACGAAGTGTCAAACAAGGCCGCATTCGTAATATATGTTTCATCATTGAACGTCACAAACGCAGGAGGTGTCGTACCCGCCAACTCAATGTTGCCCGCCGCTGACTGAATCTGTGTAAAGTTGGTGCCTGTGCTGTACCACAACTCTGTCGTGGAACCACCAGAAGACAACGCTGCCGCAAGAATCTGGTCACTGCCACCACCCGCAGGCGTCTCATGGTGCCCATGCAAACCCTGCACATGACCGTTCAACGCTGTCGCATTGAGAACATCAACCCCGGCACGCCGAGTAACACCCCCACGAGGGTCCACATCAACGTTCAAAAGGTCTGGCGACTCGTTATCGCCAAGGTTAAACTGGTCAGCCCGAAGGTTCAAACCGCCCGTAAAACTACCAAGTTCCTCATACCTGTAAGGCTCAGTGCTGGAAACAGGCAATGTGGCTACCGAAAGCGGCATCGTTTACTCCCAAGAATAGCGAAGACGATTCGGTAAAATCGACTGGCTACGCCAACGAGACGCATTTCGGCTATTGATAATGATTGGCTGCGGTGCAGGCATGTCCTCGAACCGTGCCCGCAAATTGTCCAACTCTGCCGCAAACCCGGCATAATACTGCTGCGCCATACCCATGTCTTCCTGCTGCTGATAGGCACGATAAATACCGTACAGGGTCAAAACGTTGTCGAACGGGTCAGGCAAGTCTGGGGTGTCAGCATTCGCAATGGCGGCACGATAGATGGCGGTGTTGCCACCAAACTCCACAGCGTTACGGTAACCACGCACATAAATGGTGGTTACCGCAGTGGGTGTGGGGTATAGGCGAATGTTGTCACCCCAGAACGACCAATACCAAGGTTTGCCTGTGGTGTTGGAATCCAACGGGTAGACGATGTCTGCATCGTCGTAGCCAAGAAATTCCAAGACATGGTTGTCAGTTTTCAGGTGGGCTACTTCCCGCATACCCGGCGTTAACGTAACACCGTCAATAGTGACAGAAACTCCTGCCCCCACATCAGACATCGGATAGTCCTTTTTGTCTGCCTCTGTGGCAAACGTGGGTGCAGCCTCGAAGAAGGGCCAACGCTTTTCAGAGTAAACGATAGCGTCGTAGCCTTCACGCAGCAGCGTGTTCAAGGTGGTGTCAGAGATGTCGTTTGCGTCTATGTCCACAATGTTGCGGATATAGTCACGCATATCGCCAAGTTGCAACGTAACCTCCTAGCCGCTGTGGAACACGCAGTATTCGCTGTCCCCCTTGGGGCGACCCTTGCAGGGTTCGCCATTCTTCTTTAGTGCTGCACATGCGGCAGCCTTTGCTTCTTCGACAATGCCGCTGGTGTCCATGACACGGTGGATTGCACGGTTGGGTCCCACAGTTTGCGGACGCGGGGAGGCGTCACGGTAGTTGCTGGCGGGTTGTCCGTATGGCCGCATTCGGTTGCTGTATGCGGCTGCTGGCGCGCGTCCCATTTACCTATAGCGTGGAGCGCGACGGCCACGGTTGAACTGACGCTGATGTTCCGCCATCTGCGCATCCCACTGCCGCACCGCTGCGCTGCGCTGCGCTGCCGCTGACGGTCTTCCAAGCGGCCCAGACCTGTAACGGGGGGCACGACGACCAGCGCCCTGAGGTCGTAGACTACGGGTTCCTCTAGGGACTCTACGTCCGTATGGCATATATTGTTGTCCTTTCATCAGCGTTGGGTGGGGGCCACCGAAGTGACCCCCACCTAGCGCGTAGGTTTTTAGCCGTCCGTGATACCGAACAGGTATCCCTGACGGGCACGGTTGCTGCAAGTCAAATTGCCGTAGCAAAGCAACTGCGAGAATACCGCATCCTGATTAGTGGGACGCACGAACGGTGTCGGCTTGAACCAGACATCGCTATGTGCCACCAATTGCAGGTACTTGGTGTTCAGGAACATCATCTCACCTGCGGTACAAGCCCCATCAAACGTGACGGGGGCACCCTTGAACAGAAGGTTCTGGAAACCAGCACCCGCAACATCCGTATCGGTGTAGCGAACATTGGTTGTCAACAGAGCCTCATACGACTCGTAAGCCGCCTGTGTGGTGATAACGATGGTCGGCTGGTCGTTACCGACGGAAACCGTGTTGTACACGTTGGACATTGACTTCAACGCCAAGGCGCTGCCTTCGTCCGTTTGCGATGGTGCCCACCGAGAGTTGCCATCGGTGGGATCAATCCCACCGAGGGTGGTGTTGGGCTTGGTAACAATCAGGTCCAGACCAATCCAGTCCTTGTTGCTGTTACCTGTACCATCTGCCCAGAACATGGTGTTCATATTCTCAATGATCGTCTCCTGCGTCTGGAAGATTTTGCCTTCCAACAGGTCGATGATCTGAGCCTCACCATTGTTCTTTGCTTCTTCAATACCACTGATCGTTACTGTGGCCGCATACTGTCGCCAGTCGTACTCAGCGGCAGAAATGCCAGTCTGAGCAGTCGTGGAAATAGTATCCGTGCCTGCATACGATCCAGCAGTGCTGTTGGTTCCATAAATAACTGGAACCACAATTTTCGTTCCACCCGATACGCGCCGAATCGTCTGACCGTTCGTCAACGCATAGAACAATGGCCTTGCGCTGAAGATGTTGTCAGTAAGTTTCGGGACGTAGTTTTTTAACGTGGTGGAAAGAAGTTCATCAAAAGTTAAAGCCATGAATTCTTACCTCCTATAATTAACTATGAATGTTGTTTCTTGGCAAGGTTGAATGCCTCACGGATAGACGAAACCTTCGCAGGGGCTTTTTCTGAAGCCGACCCTGCCTGCTTGGAACCTCCCGGCTCCACAACAGAAGCATCACGCTTCGCCCCCAACCGCTCCTGTTCCTTCTCCAACTTGCCAGCACGCTGAGCAACATCCCCATACTGCATATGTGTTAATGCAGCCTCAAGGTTGTTGATCTTATGCTTTACCGCATGTCGGAACAAAGATTGAGCGTCAAAGTCTCCGTACTGTCTCTTAAGACTCCCTACTTGCTTTTCAACTGATTGTCTACGATGTACACGATCCTGAGCAGCCACCTTGGCTTCCAACTGTCCAATACGTTTGTCGGTGACATCGGGTTCCTCAGTCCAGCCCGAATATTCATCGGCCTTCCCCTTGGGTTCCTCTGCTTGTACCCCAAACGCACTGCCCAGTGCTTTAATCGTACCCTCTGGATCTGCTTCCAAAGAAGATACAATCGCCTCGGCCTGTTCAAGTCGTCTACGTTCGGATGCCAACTCCTGCGTCTTACGGGTGTAATCCGCCTGACGTTGATACCCATCCCGAAGTTCCTTCAGGGTAACCTCCTGATCTCCACCATCCACCGCTACAGTGTATGTGTCACCAGCAG